GGTTTCCTCTTGTTCAATATGCGCGTCACACATACCCAATCCGCTATTTTGATGCGGCTCTCCGCAAACACTGCAATAACGTCTCGACATTTCAACAATCCTTTTTTTATTTAACGCGCGGGGCGGTTTGAATACTCAAACCAATCGGTCACCACCTTCGCCCCGCGTCTTTTAGTTGTTTAGGTCAAAATGGAATCGAATCCCCATCCAAATCATGCCGCCCGGTTCCGCCGCTTGATTTTGGCTTGGGCTTTGATGCCGCTTTAACATCAATACCCTTGGATTTTGGCGCAACTGCCGAAACCCAGTTGCCGGAAATGGTCGCGCCGGTGTTGCGGTCCTCGACTTCCCACAGCCGCGCCGTGATAATCATTGGTTTGTTACAAAGGTGCAGCGCCAATTCATCATCGCTTGGCTTGCCAGTCTTTTGGCCCAGCTTGCCGCCAGCGTTGGCATCAATCGCCGCCAGCATCTTGCGTGCTTTGTCGCGTTTGGCCAGTGCCTTGGCGTCGTCTTTCGCGCTTGGGTCAAAATCCGTCACCCAGATTTTATGAAAAATCTTGCGGTTTGCGTATTCGTCTGGGCTGACAATCGACCAAGTTGCTTTGATGTATTCGGCCCCGCTTCCGTCCTGTTGGGTGTTTGCCCATGCCACCGCGTCAATGATTGCCAGCACGTTTGAGCCATCCGGGATTGGATCAAATTTACCACCGCCCCCGTCAAATTCTTTTTTGCCGTCATCCGTGGCGCTGCCGCCTTCACTGAGATCCCAAAAAGCCATTTTATTCTCCTTCTTTTTTGGTTGTTGTTTCGGTTGTTGCCAGCCAGCTTTCGCCAGCCACAATATCAGCCCCGCCAAGCGCCGGGATAACCGCTGCAAGAGGGTTTACGCCCGCCACAAATTCCAGCGGTTCGGTGATGCCAAAGCGGTTTTTGCTGACGTTGGCGGCGCAGGCGTGGACGATCAATTGACGGTCGCCCGTGCTGAAGGCTTTTTTGCGTTCGCCCTCATCGCCCTTTGTAAAGGTTTCGAGTTTGAGAAACCCTACAACGTCCACGTCATCGACATATGGCGGCAGGGACTTGGCGGGCAGGCGTAGCGAGTAGCGCATATAGTCGTCACTGTCGGGAAGCCTCATCGTTTCAACATCTGCGTGCGCAATGAACACAACGTGCATCCCGCGCTTTGTGTTAAGCAACCCTGCCGCTTTTCTGACACGCTGGTGCATTGCGACAACGGCTGAAGTCCCCGCCCCATATCCGCCGAGGGCTTGGTTGATGCTTTTGGCCTTTGGGTCTTGCGCCAAAACATCGGCCAAAAACATCCGTTCCAGCGCAGTCACGCTGTCAATCACCAATGTCTGATAGTCGTGATCGTCGTGGATCAGGGCCTTCAGTTGATCCCAAAGCATTGCGGTCCCGGACAGCACTGGGAAAGCATCAGGCCGATTTTGGCGTGCAACGGATTGCATCCCATCCTCGGCACGAATAAAGATTGGCTTTGGGAATGTCGCGGCTAGGCTGGTTTTGCCCATCCCGCTATCGGCGCAAATCGTAACCAGCACGGCCCGATCCTGCGGCGTTTCAATTGAGTCCATATGGCTCATTTTGTCTCTCTCTCTGCCCATTGGGCGTGCATGGCGGGCCATGCTCTAAATCCCGCCCTGTTGTTTTAGGGCTTGCAAAACAGGTTGTCAAGCGGCATTTTGCAGCTTAGAAGCGTTTCTATAGCGCATCACTAAAGGGGCAAGAAAATGGATATTGACGAAATCAGGGCAACGCTGGCTGATCGGCGGTTGGACATTGTATCAGAGGGGTCGGGCGTACATCGCAGCACCATTGCGCGCATCCGCGACGGCAAGACCGTTCCGACCTTTTACGTTGTGCAAAAGCTGGTTGCATATTTTGAGGCAAACAAGTGACCGCGCCGCCTGTTGCATCGGCAATCGTGAAAATGTCGGCGGCGATTGAGCGGGCAATAAAGACCTGCCCGGTTGCTGCGTTTGAAATCATCTGCGCCGTGATCGAGGATGGTCGGGCCGGGTCGCCACTGCCCGTCATTTCATCAACCGACGATGACGCGCATTGGTGGGCGGGTCTGGCCAACACGATTGAGTTGGAGGCGTATTTGTACGCTATCGCATTGCGTTTGGCTGAAACTGAAATTCACAGCAAAACCCGCAAGCGCCTTGTGGCGAAATTATTTAATGGCATGGCCGCGCATGATCAGGCGGCCTTTTTGTCTTGGGCAAAAAAGGAAAAAACAGAATGAACGATGGGGATTTTGACGCCAGCGATTTTGCAGATTTTGACGCTAACGATTTTGGGTCTGACTACAAAGCACCCACGCCGGACAAATTGGAACGCCCCGGCCCCGCGCTGCCGTTTTCGGTTGATGACGTGGACCTGCAAACCCCGCCGGGTTTTGTTGGTGAAATTGCAAACTGGATCGACGGGCAGTGCCGCTATAAGCGCCGCAACCTATCGGTGGCGACTGCCATTGTATCGGTGGGCAACATTGGCGGATTGCGGCATGTGGATTCCCGCGATGGGGTCACGGCGAACATGATGGCGTTTTGCGTGGCGGCATCGGCTACAGGCAAGGAAGCAGTGCAGCAAGCAATGGCTGAACTGCACCGCGCGGCGGGGCTTGGCGGCGCTATGCAAGGCGCAATTAAGTCGGAACAAGAGATAATGCGGAACCTGATCGAGCATCAGCCCGCGTTTTATTTGGTCGATGAAGTCGGGATTTTGCTTGGCAAGATCCGCAACGCGCAAAAGAAGGGCGGGGCCGCATATCTTGAAGGGGTATTCGGGGCGATTATGTCAGCCTATTCCAAAGCCAATACGCACCTATTGCTGGGCGGTGACATCAAGCGCGAGTTGCGCAAGATTTACGGGATGGCGCTGTCCCGCGCCCAGGACGACGGTGACGCGCCAACCATTGCCCGCGCGGAGCGCATGCTGGGGATGATTGACAACGGGCTAGAGCGGCCCTTCCTGTCGCTGGTAGGGTTCACGACGCCTAGCACGTTTGACGGCATTATGGACGGCGAAACCGCCACGCAGGGCTTTGTGGGCCGGTCGATCATTGTGACGGAAAAAGACATAAACCCGGAGGCGCGTGTTGGGTTTAAGCGGGTGCCATTGTCGGACGGATTGCAGATCCAGCTTGCCGCGCTTTACAACGGCGGAGCGTTTGACGCGATGCAAAAAGGATCGGCCAGGATCGAGCATTACGGCGATATGCAGGAAATCGGAACCACGCCTGAGGCTGACAAAATGTTGCTAGATATTGCGTCTTGGTTGCACGGTTATGCGGATGATATGGGCGAGCATACGGGCGAGGCATCAGTGGCAATGATTCGGCGGTCGTATGAGATGATTGCCAAAATCAGCTTCATTCTGGGCATCCACGGCGGCACCAGAACGGCAGAGCATGTGCGCTGGGCATTTGCTTATGTGCGGCAGGAGATCGACGCCAAGATCGCGTTGGTGTTCGCGAATGACAACGCCAAGGACAGGCCGGAGGAGTCGATTGCCGCGCGGTTAATGTCGTTTATTGACCCAGATAAGGGGTGCAGTATATCGGTTTTGTCCAACCGTATTCGCATGAAACCGGCTGCGCTTTTGCCGATTTTGGAGAAGATGAAGGCGTCAAAAATGATTGATGAGGTAAGCCGGGGCCGAAAATATCGGGGTAAGGCGGTCACGGTTTGGGTCACGATTCGCGCCTGATTAAAATTTAAGCAAACAATTAAAAAAGCGCCTTTCGGGGCGTTTTTTTGGTTTTTGGGGTAAAGTGTTAAACACTGTTTAAGATTAAAAGGGGCATTGATAAGATGTAAGCTTTTGATTTTGAAAGAAAAAAGACGGTTGTAAACATGTTAATCATAAACAGCCCTATAGACATATATATACCCTCTAGAGTTACCCCCTTTAAGCACTTCTCTAAGGATGGTTTTGGGACTAAAAAAAGTAGTATCTAGTATTATAATAAATGATTAAAAGAGACTTAACCCATTGTTCTTAGGGCCTTCTTTCTTAAACACGGCTGTGCAAGATGTGTTTACAATGATTATCTTTGTTTTGGTGCTTTTTCCCTTGCCTCGCGCGTTTTTAGCGTTTATGGTAATCCTAAGGAAACGGCGAAAGCCACCAACCCAAGGAACCTGACACAATGACAAGCCAGAGCATCAATCAAATCACCGCCCGCGCAGCACAGGAAGTTGCAGAGTTTATCGGCGTCACAGCACAGGTTGCCATGCGCGACCACGCAGACGCGGTTTTCAAAATGACCTGCGCAATCATGGCTGCCCGCGCGGCCTGATCAACCCTCGGCGGCGGCTTAACAGCCCCGCCCAACAACCCAGCAAGGAACCTGACAAAATGAACCGCAAAGAAATCCTAGACGCCGCTGTGCAGGCTGTCACCGTCGACAGGGCCGCAACATACGGCGGCGCAGAAAAGAGCTTTGGGCTTATCGCTGACTATTGGTCGGCGCACCTCGGCACGCCAGTAAGCGCCACCGAAGTGGCCGTGATGATGGGCCTGCTGAAAATCGCCCGCATCAAATCCAGCCCAGCACACGCTGACAATTGGGTGGATCTTGCAGGATATGCCGCTTGCGGTGGAGAATTGGCGGATGGCAAGAAAGGCGGCACAGAATGACCATGCGTGACCAGATAGCCGCCGTAATTGCAGAAACTCTTGGCGAAGAGCACCAAATGGATAATCATGTTGCCGACGCAATCCTTGCCGCATTGCCGGGGATGATACCGGAGTTGTTTTGGCTTGGGAACAGAACATACGGAAGCATGTTTGATTACAGGATTTATTCAACAAGTCCGCACGGATATTTTAGTGTTTTTTGGGAAAGAGATCCATACGGTAGTTGCGTTCGAATTGCCAGCAGGCGTTCCGTTACCGCCGAAAGCGCCAAGGCCGCCGCGAACGCTCACCACCGGGCTGCAATCGCCAAAGTTGCGGGGTGGACCGCCCCGCCAGTTGACAGTGACAAGGGGAATGGCAAATGACCCCCGAATATCATCTAGACGATCATCAAACCAAAGCCCTGCGCGCGTTCTGGCACAAGTCGCGCCGCAAAGTCGTTGCTTGCACATCAACGGACGTTGCAAATCGGTCAGGTCTTAGCGTGGCAAATGTCAAAGCCTCCATGTGGAAGCTATCGTTTCGCAACATCGTAAGCGCATTAACTATTAACGAAACGCAAACCTACGACCTGACGCCAAAGGGTCGCAAAATGCTGGAGGAAATAATGAAATGATATCGCACTCAAATAAATCGCCAGAACAAATCCTCTGGCAGTCAGTTGTTTTGCGCGCATTGCTGGACGCAACAGACGCAACAGGCAATAAAGAAACAGAAAGCACTGAGGCCGACGCATGGATTAGGTTTGGCGGAAAAAAATTCCAAGCCGTTGTGACCATGGCCGGGATGTGCCCCGACTTTGTGCGGGATTCTTATATCGCGGGCAGGGTAAACCCAGACCTGTTGAGATCGTTGGAAGATAAAAAATGACCCCCACAGTATTCCAAATCACCGCAGCCGTTGCCCGCGCCTT